CTACTTGACAAGCAGTAGATCAGAGTACCTGGTAGTGTACCGAGGCGAAAGCATTTCTCTCTTCATAGCCCACTGTTGCTGAATGCCCTCCCCGGCGAAGTACAGCGTCCCCTTCCCGTCTTTTGCGTTAAGATGGTCCAGTACTTCCATCAGCTTCGCACTACCGGCACGCGGCACGTTATCATCAAAAAGGTTGAGTTGCGCTACGCCATGGCTGAAGAAGTCACCCAGCATCACCCCCGCTTTCTGGTAGCGATGGCCGTCGTGCCAGATTTTATCCAGGCACTTCACAGCAGCATTGATAATGTCGCGTGAATCCTGCGTGGGGGTGAGAAGCTTCATAGCAGCGCTGTTCCCGTAGTATGGCTCGTTCAGAGCAAAGGGGGATGTTTTGACAAAAGTTGAAATGAAACGGCAGTACTGGTGTTCGCCGCGGAGTTTTTGTGCCGCTCTCGCAGCGTAGTTACAAATGGCCTGGCGCATATCCTCATAATCTGTGACCCGCTCGCCGAAGGAGCGGCTACAAACGATTTCCTGCTTTACCGGCGCAAATTCTTCAAGCTCCAGACATGGCTCTCCGCGAAGCTCTCTCACGGTACGCTCCAGCACGATATTGAAGTGTTTCCTGATGAACCAGGTACTTTGTTCAGAGAGTTCGAGAGCAGTTTTGATGCCCAGGGCATTGAGCTTCTTACTGATGCGCCTGCCGACACCCCAGACATCCTCTACGGGTATCAGGGCCAGCAGCCGACGCTGGCGGTCAATGTTCGACAGGTCAACCACCCCGTCGGTCTGGCGCTGCCACTTTTTCGCAGCATGGTTAGCCAGCTTGGCAAGGGTTTTCGTCTGGGCAATGCCTACGCCGACAGTCAGGTGCGTGCGCTTCAGAACCGTCGCTCTTATCTCGCGCCCGAAATCTGTCAGATCCCGGCAGCTTCGTATCCCCGTCAGATCACAAAAAGCCTCATCAATGCTGTAAATTTCTACCCGCGGCGACATCTCCTCGAGTGTGGTCATTACCCGGTTCGACATATCAGCGTAAAGCTCATAATTACTGCTGAAGCAAACAACACCAAATTGCTGGAAGCGTTCTTTCTGTTTGAAGTATGGCTCACCCATTGCGATACCGAGTTGCTTCGCCTCGGTGCTGCGCGCAATCACACAACCATCATTGTTTGACAGTACGACAACCGGACGCCCTCTCAAATCTGGTCTGAATACAGTTTCACAACTGGCGTAAAACGAATTAACATCGCAAAGTGCGAACATACTCAGCTCGCTGTTTTAACGATGAAAGTAACGACGCCGAATACGTCCAGCGTGTCTTCGCTGCCGACGATGATCGGCGAATAAGCGCTGTTCATCGGATTGAGCTGAACTGTAGGTCGCAGCTGCAGGCGTTTAACAGTAAACTCCCCATCCACGGCTGCAATAACAATATCGCCGTGTTCAGCAGTTCGTGAGCTATCCACCACCAGCAGATCACCGTCGTTGATGCCTGCATCAATCATTGAATCACCCGTTGCTTTGACAAAATACGTTGAGCTGGGATGAGAAACGAGCAACTCATTAAGATCGATACGCTGCTCAATGTAGTCTGCCGCGGGACTTGGGAAGCCACATGGCACTAAATAACTGAAAAATGGCAGATAAATAATTTCGCGCAACTCTGTAGGTCTGAAAAATTCCATAATCCATACCCAAATACTGTTTTTATATACAGTAGTTTCATTTGAATATACGCGCAAGATACAGGAGTCGCTACGGCTGTTTAATTATTCATCTCTTCGTTTGTAAGTTTCTCTCTCAATTCAAATTATGGGTTTTGTAAATTTTCTGGCGGTATTGCCATATGCGCATATTTAAGCCAGTTTAGAGTCTGGGAACTTTCTGTACAGCGTTGACAGTCCCGCGTCATAAATTATCGCTACTGGCTGGCTGGTTTCTCCGGCCAGCCAGGATTTTTGATGGTTTGCCCGGTGCAAAAAATATCATCTTGGGAGAACTGACCAAGATGGTTCACCGGATCTTCCCCGATGATGATATTCGGGTTAAACCGATGATGACAATGCCGGTAATCAACACTGACGCCAGCAAACATGAAAAGGAACAGATAAGCCGTACTGTTCAGGAAAAGTTTGAAGAGGCTGAAATGTGGCTGATTTCAGATTAAACGCCCTGAACCGTCATATCGCTTAAGTACAATCCCGGAAGCAATTAACCTGCCAATTCAGTTGATTTTTATTTTTGTAAAGCAGCTATAGTAAGTTTCAATTCTGTAATTTGCGCTTGCAGGTTCTGAATGCATCCTAGCAAATCCATTACAATTGGGTTGTTGTCTATAGACGGACGGTCTGCATACTGCTGGTTGACAAGCTGGCCTTCTTCATTGTAAACCTGACTGCCAGGTACCGGAAATTGGTTGTGCTTGACATATTGTGGTGCCACATCTTCAGCTTCTTCTGCAATAATCCCGAAACGGACACGCGCCAGTTCATCGTCCTTATACACGAAATTAACCATACGCAGCCCCATAATGCGCCGCATTGCTTCGCAGGTGTCTGCATCCTCTATATCCTTTTTGTATTCCCTTCCGGACGTCCCCTGTACGGCAAGAACTCCCGGCGATGACGGCAGAAGTGACTCTATCTGGTTTTCGGGGGTATTCTGGTTATTTTTTTGTATTATTGATCCTCTCGAATTGGCAGCAACTGAAGCTTCAATAGAGACACGAGCACCAACATCTGTTGCGCCTCGAGAGGTATTCTGCACTCCAATAATTGCGTACCCTGTTGTAGAAATGTTTAACTGCGAAAAAAAAGGGCTGCTTTTTTGACCAAGGCCAATATTATTTGCCGCATCCGCAGGGGTTGCTCCTCCCGTCCCACCTTGAGCAACACTTAACGGCGTTGTCAGTCCTGTAAGGCTGGTAATATCTGAGTTGTTCCCTTTTTTAGCCTTGTCACTGACGCTGTTGATTAACTTTTTCGCTGACGGCCCCGTTGTCTGGCTGGTATCAGGAAGCGTAATGGTTACATCACCGTCCGCAGTGAAAAATTGCTGCCAGTTCTGCTTATCGTAATTCAGTCCTCGCAATGCCTCAGCGCTTTGAGCCACCAAGGCAGCCGTGACCATGTTCAAAGCAACACGAGGCACGGCAGACCACGCAGCGCCGGATTGTGTCGGGCCTGTGTAAACACTAACCAGCGTCAGTGATGTATTGTTATTTACTGCTTTAACCGGAAGTGTATAAGGGATGCCGCCGACAGTTACGACAATAAAATCGCCAGCAGCAAGTTCTGCTGTAAACGCTGTGCCGCTGCCAGTAACAGCATCTGTGTCATTGGTAAGAGTTAAGGTTCCTGCTGACATGAATATTTCCTCAATACATATCCGGAAGGACAAGAATTGGCATATTGATATTTTGATTAAATGTCATATCAAATCTGTTGTCATTGTAATTACCAACAACCTGATTATACGCTGACCGGATGCTTCCACCTGACATTACCACGCCCTTTTTCCTTATATTAAAATATCCATCCACTCGTCTTGACTGCGCACCTGTAAATACTATCTGGCAATATTTATCACCTATGTATTGATTATTGTCTGTTACCGTTAGCTGCTGGTCATATACAAATGGGCGCTTCACTGTTGAAAATGTCACCTGCCCAGCCGAATTAGTCATGGTAATGCCATCACCGGCTACAGGCGCGGTATTATTGAAAATTACCAGTTCCATTGTTACAGATGCGGAAACATCATCCCGTCCTGAGTAATTGATGTCTCTTACAATAATATTTGCTCCGTCAAATCCTACAGACACATTATTGTTATCCCACTTCCCGAATGGTATTCCTGATACGGGAAGCGCCATCGAGCCGTTGACTGTCACCGTGCCAACATAAGCACATGTCATTAATCTTGCCTGATTCGAAATTGCAGTGAAATCAGTAGAGTTGGAAACGAGAAGTCCTTCGTTGTAAGTAGCAGCAGGGAGAATTTCAAATACAGTTCCTGCCCAGTTTGGTATTCGCTGGTAGTTTCCCCTGTTTGTACCGTTAACAGTCACACCGTTGTCTCCGTTTCTTGTAACGGATGTCATATATATCGGTAAAACTATCCATGTCTGATTGTCTGCGAACTCCTGAACGTCAACCGGACGTGTCGGTAAAACAAAAACTGTGGAGCCTGACGTTAATGGAGTATTAACCTGAAACTGGTTTGCCCCCGTACCGTAACCAGCAAAACTTGTGCAGAATGACGGGGCACGGAGCCCCGCTGTAATCGCCATCGCAGGACGGCCATCGTTATAATCTATCAGTATTCCTTCCGGCATATTTCACCTTATGTCCATCGTCCAACAACAACACGACCACCTCCTGAGAGATTTACTGTGATCCCATTGCCGTCAATGCGAGTAACGTTATTCACTCCGTTAAATGCAAATTCACCGCTGTCGGCATAGAGTTTCCCATGGAATTCTGGGCTACCAGATTTTGGTAAATTCCATCCGCGTCCACCACCACCGGGGATAAAGTTTGCAGACTGAAGTGAATCGGTAATTTTCGCAAAATCGATAGATGCTTCCTGAATTAATGCGCTACGAATAAATACCTGTCCGTTATAGACGAAGAATGCAGCCTGCCAGTTGCCGGGGTTATTACCGGAATAAATGCCGAACTGTTCCGCGGCAAATACAACGGTAGATTTATAGCTATTCCCCGATGGCTCGATAGACATGCCGAATCCGGTGTTATATTTCACACCGTTCCTGACAATCCCCATATTGAGTGTGTAAGAGGCTTTTGCAGTCCCATCACTATTTACCTCAGCGGTCATTTTCTGATTTACGGCTGAGGTTAACTCTCCTTCAGGGCCTATTTGTGCCTGTACGTAAGTGGAAAGATCGGCGAGCCCCTGCTCGGCAGTAGCGACAGTTGTTTTCACAACAAGGATGTCGGCGCGAACCTCCCCATATTGCTGATACTGGTGCTCAACGGTTCCGTGGTTCGCCAGCGCGTTCGACATGATACCGTCCAGGTTGGTGTTGACACCCTGCTGAACATTTTTAAACGCATCTGATTCGCGGATCTGCTCATCAATGAGTTCTATCATTCCAGGAATATCTGATGACGCCTGACCTGATGCCTCAACGAACTCCGATACCCCGAAAGCATTTTTGGTGCGGACATAAACGTAATACGTCTTATCAGCCTGTAGACCATGAAGCGTCCACTGGTTAGAGCGCCCGAGGAACTGAGTCTGGTCTTCAATATCGTCAGGATTGACAATCTGGTTCTGCCCGGAGTACCAGAACTCAAACGATGTGTCTGTCGTTGCCGTAATGCGCATGACGGGGACCAGGTCAGCAGAGAACAAGCCTGGCGTCCAGATAACACTGGATGGTGCAGGTGGCGCACCGATGACCATACTAATTTGCGTCTCAGCGCCTTTCATTCCGTTTTCATTGCGACCGCGAACGCCAAGCGTGTATCCACCGGCGTTCAGACCAAAGAACTCGTAGCGGAACTGATCTGTTTCGTACTGAGCGATCACTTTGCCGTCGTCGGTATATACGTATAACTCAAACACCAGTTTTTTAGTGGTAGTTGCTGTCTCCCATGTAGCAGTGACCTGGACAGTCTCAGAGTCGGTGTTGATGATGCGCAGGTTCTCCACATTCGGGACTCGGTAACCGTTCAACGTATCGTTGGGAATTTCAAACACGGCACCTTCATCAACAATGGCCTGTTTGTTCGGGTCATGTTGTGATGCAGTGATGCTGTAGACCGAGTTGTTATCGGTCTCTGCAATGCTAAGGATGCGGAATAGTCTGGTAGAAACGTTACTGGTAGAGATAGCGAATACAGTCCCGTCACGAACCCATGCAGGTGTGGTTTTCAGCGTCACGATGTTGTCGGCAATGCTGGCAATCACGTACTTAACGAATTTCCCGTCACTACCCATGATCGACATGGTGTCGCCTTCTGATATCAGAGACGAATCAACAGCATCAACGGTAATCTTATTGCCCGCGTGCGACATGATGCGCCCACCAAGACGCGCTCCAGCATAGTTGTTGTCCATGACTTCAACGATATCACCCGGCGTAAAGTGGATAGCATCGCGCGCCATCTGGAAAGACAGTCTGCTGCTTTCCCGTTTCGCCGTTTCAAGAAGCCATTTCCCAGCGCGCCATGCCTGACCGCGAGACGTGCAACCGAATGCTTCAATTGTTGTTTCGTTGTAGTTTCCGCGAGCGATCATCTCATCGTCGGAAACGTATTCTTTTACCTGCTCCCAACCGTTATCCGGATCAGTCCATGACACAACAACGGCATTGTATTTCTCTGAACGCTTCACGGAGCTACGCTTGAACTCGCCATCAACCACGTTAGCATTCGTGATTGTCGCAATCGGGTCCTGTGGCGCATCCAGCATGACAGACAGTCGCATCCCGTCCCACAGTGCTATACCGCGAAACATGCTCGCTATCTTGTCGAGAATGTCACGCGCACTCACCTGCTCGGTAATATAGGCATTCAGCGTCATCCTTGGTTCCTGCCCGCCGTAGCCATCATTAACAAGCTGATCGCAATACTGTGAGAGGACGTACAGCGCACCGTCATCTACATCGATATAACCGGCACGTTTCGCCAGGCCAAAACGCGTATTCTTCGCCAGTTCACGGAACAGCCACGCCGGGTTGTTAGTCCACGCTTTTTTGAATCCGCCAGTCCACAACCCAGAGTAAGTTCTGGCTATCGGATCGTAGTTGTCAGGAACATCCACAATCAGGCCGCGAAGATGATATGTGCGACTAGGGGTATCGGTGTACTGGTCACGGTCAATAACCGCACCCGCAATAGCGGAGAACGGATAATTCAGGTTATCGTCGGTGATCTCGCTGTAGCTGTTCCAGATGGTGCCGTTTGACAGCAAATCACTGGTGCTGTCCGGCGTAATTCGACGCACTCGGATATCGAACGGTTTAGTTTCCGGCGCGTCAATCAGGTGCGCCTCAAGATACTCACCGGATATTTTACCTGGGCCTATAGTAACGTTTTTTTCGATAACCCACCCGGTTGAACCGGTCCGGGACTCAATGACCATAGTTACTGAGGTGTTCTTTTGGTTACCTTTGGTGTCTTGCTCACCTAACCCTGTTGTCCCGACGTTGAAACGAACGCGGGTTACATCCTGATCGGTTATGGTGCGTACCAGCGGGGTATCGTAAGTGACCTCAGTGTTAACAATGGTAGTCGCTTCGATTGCAGAGAAACCGTTGATTGGCTCCTGAGTCTCCGAGCCGGGGCGCCATGCAACACTAATTCCGTTCACGTTGACATTACCGTTCGAGTCAGTGACAGGCGTCTTATTGAGCTTAAAGGAAGACAGGTGCTCCTGATCTACCGGGCCGTATATTTCGCCCTCGGAAATTAAATCCAGCACGCGATAGTATTGCTTTGATTTGAGGTTATCGTCGAGTAGTTTTGGGGTTGATGCTTTACCGCCACCTGAAGACATAGCGCCACCTTAGCTGATTGATTCTTCCCAGTCGGAATTATTAGACGTGTCTATTCCGAGACTTATTACGTTACTGCCGACTTCCATCTCGCCGAGGAGTATCGGCACCGGACGCCCTTGCCCGACACGGTTTTCCGCACTGGTAAATGAGTTGTTCGTTAGCGTGTTTGTCTCAGCCGCTTCCGCTGACGTTTTAGTTTTCATGTTGCGGGACATGTATACCGAGTACGCAATTGAAGCCACGCTGACAGCAACCGCAATCCATGCCGCAGCAGCGGCAGTGATGGCGCCTTCGACTACCGGCACAAACAGGACTACAGAACCATCTTTCAGGTGGCGATCCAGATGCCATTGCATAGCCGATGCCTCAACATCCTCGCCCGCCACCCGCACCCGCAGCTTTGTATTGAGAAAGGCTTTTTTGAATTCAAAATCCTGCGCCAGCAGAAGGCGCAACCCCTGCGCTGGCGTATCAACATTCAGGGATATCTGGCGGTAAAATCGGCGTAAATTGCCTGCAAATTTAAAGATGAGCACTGTTCGTGTCTCCAGATTGAATGCATCTGCTTAACGTATGCCGGGCGCATTGGTTCTCTCCGGCTCAGGTGTCCGGCGTGGTCGTGATGAAGTACCATGTTGTCTTCGAGGAGAATCATTGCGTGGCAAGGGTCAGCGCCGGGGAATGGCTGTCTGATAATGACGTCACCTGGTTGCGCCTCTCCCGGCGATACCTGGCGGAATCCATTGAGCGGCATGTTGCTCAGATAGAGGTTTTCACCGCGCAACCACCATCCGTTAGTGCGCTCAAAATCAGGCAGGTCAATGCCGCACAGGTGGTATGCGTCCCTGAAAAGGGTGTAGCAGTCCATGACGCCATGTTCGAACCTGCGCCCCCGCAGGAATGGAACGGGCCTGTATTTCCTCAGTTGCCCGCCAGATGCAAGCCACCATGGCAGCCCCGTCATTACCTGCATCTGCCGGTCAGAACCAGAAAGCACTGGCTGGCTTTGCGGATGCGAATGGAAGACTGCGATAATCTCCCCTTCTTCCTCCGCCGCAAGCCAGTCATCATCACTTATGCGGAAGTGATGCCATGGCTCTGGATGCACATTCCGACAGCGAAACACTCGCTCTTCACCCAGGATAAGCGCGCATACTTCATCCTGCGACGATGCCGCATAATCGAGTAATTCTTGCATCAGGAGACCTTTTGAGAGCCCGGGAAGCTGCTTATTGGCATTGGTTCAGGGCGTGGATAGCGGAACCTACAACCGGTTCGACGATGAGAGCATTTGTCTTTCGACGGGTCTGATGTCGGATTGTCTCGTTCGTCTGCAACGGGCGGCCCGTCATACCCACACCCGACGCCGCGATACTGCCACTGGCACACGTCGGCGAGAATAGTTCGAGCCGGAATAATGGCGTTATCGCAGTCAATCGGCGTCGCCAGAGTATAGGTGACCTGCTCGAACGTCTCTTCAGTCATCTCCTCGACAACATAGCGAGATACGGCTTCCTGTGTCGGATCTGCATCAGGATTGCCGTTCGGAAAATTCACCGCGTCCAGATATTTCACCGGAACCTGACGCCGGGTAATAACCACGCCCAGCATGTCGTCAAAGTCATGGTTAATCCCGGTCAGCAGGCCGGTAACGTTCGCCACCGACATTGATGGGCGGGCATATGTGCCTTCGTTCTTTGACTCGAATCCTTCAACCGCTATCGGGTACGCCTGGTACTGGTTACCTTTCCAGATAACATTGCCGTAATAGCCGTTTGTGCCGGAATGGAAACGGATAAGGTCACCACCAAATGGTTGCAGGTCAGCTTCGAACAGGTCGATAAATGCGCCAACTCCGGCGTCCACGCTGTCGATAATTAAATTTGCTGGTATGTCGCGCACGGCAAACTCCCATTAAAAAACCACCAGGAGGTGGCTTATCGTGGTACTTGTTCAAATGTGGCCGTCAGTTCAAACAGCGGCCCGGTCTTTGTCATATTCCAGGAGCGGCAGACATAAAGCTTCTGTACTCCCGTATCGGATGGCGTCCAGTAGAACGCTTCTACTGCCATTCGAGCCTTGAGAAATGCCTCAGCATCCTTCGCGGGGTTGCTACGGCACGCTCCGCTGACGCCGCGAAAGGTGAGCGAGTATTTATCCATTAACGGGTTGATACCCTTCACCTGTCGCTGTTCGTAACCGTCACCTAGTTTAACGACGGCTACGTTCGGCGTTCGCTCAACGGAGTAGGCTTTCTGCGGTGTCCATGTGAATGTTTCTGGCATATTTAGGCCTTATAGATTTAATTTTGCACAGTTTTGCATGTTACAATTACGCTTATTTACCCATCAAAATAAGAGGTTAAAATATGGCTGCACCTTCTCATGAATTACTAAATGGACTGGCTGTAAAAACAGTACTCAGCTACGTAATCGCAACGCTCAACGAAGATCAAAAGCAAGCTCTTATGAGGCTTGCGGGAACTCGCTCAATGAATTTTGATGAACTTGAAAGCGACTCAACATCAAAGGAAGAGCTTCGTGCAGCAGCCGATACCGTTAACGACATCATTGAAGAAATAGTCAAAACGGGAGTTGGCCAAGAGTGAATTATTAAGCGGCTTTAAGGCCGCTTATTTTCTCCGCCCTTGCAGTAAACCGTTCGGCCGCGTGCTCTGGTCTACCATCATTTTCAGCATGTCGTTGTTCCACACTTTACGCAGCCTTGCGATCTCCTCATTACCAATTCCTCCCGTAGTATTTATCGTGAGGTTCATTACAGGGTTAAACGACCCGCCACCTCCGGCCTTATCAGCAGATATCACCTTCCCTGACTGGTTCGGAATGAACATCTGCTGACCACCAGCAGTCTGGAAGATTTCAGAACGACCATCCTCGTTGACTCGATAGGCGTTGCCAGCAGATACCGTGCCGCCGTAGCGACGACCGCCAGCAAGAGCCATTCCCTTCGCCGCTAATAGCGATTCTGCGTATGCAGCCTGTCCCACGGCAGCAGCACTACCGTATGTTGCTATAGAAGCGCTCATCGCTGCTGGCGCCCATGCAGATGCAGCGGCGGTAGCCTGAGCCATTGTCGATGCCAGCGATGCCGCCGCAGCGGCCTGCCCCATTAACTGGCTCTTGACCCACTCGATCCCCATTTGCACCAGACTACCGACAACACTGTTGAGGATTGTCGTGCCGATGTTGGCAAAGGATTCTTGCAGGCTTTGGGTGCCGTTGATAAGACCAGTAATCGCGTTGGTTGCGCCCCCCTGCAAGGAGTCGATTGCAGAGCCAAGCATGTTGTTGATCTCGCTCTGCTGCTGCCATTCTTCCCACATGGCAGCCATACGCTTCTGGTGATACTGGTCTTCAATTCCTGCGCGGACAGCTTCAGCCTCTGCAATTTTTTGCGGGTAAAGCGCAACATATTCATCAAGCTGGGCCATCTGCTGCGCGTAGGTGTTATCCACTGCAGCGACTGGAGAAACCTGACCCTGTAACCCGGTAAAGTTTTGACCCGCCTGTGTGCGCTTCCTTTCTTCTTCTGCGGCTGCTTTTGTTGCCTGCTGGATTTTCCATATGGATTCCGCTTGCTGTTCAGCTTTGGCAATCTGTTCTGCTGATGCTTTGTTTCCAAGAGCAACTACGGCATCGTATTTCGCTAATTCGAGCGAGCCATCGGCGTAACCAGTGTTCAGGCGGGATAATGCGTTGCTTTGTTTCGCGAGCGCTTGCTGGGCCGCATCAACAGAGGATTGATGTCGAGAGCTTGCCTTTGCTGCTTTATCTCGTTTATCTTTTTCTTCCTCCAGTTGGGCATTGACTCTTGACGCCGCTATAAGTTGATCTTTCTGTTCGCGAGTTAGGTTTTGCTGTTCAATTCCATATTCAATGGCTGCCTGCTTGCCTTTGGTTAGCGCTATTCTCTGCGCTTCAAGTTGTTTGCTGATTCCATCAAAATTAGCCTGCTGCGCCTCCGTTCTAAGCTCATTCAGCGTGTTTTTCAATGCCTCGCCATCATCATGAGCCTGTTGCATTGCAGCGGCGGCATCAAGAATTCTTGTCCTAAGATTATGTATAGCATCAGCACCATCCTGAGTTGTCGGCTTAAGAGAACTCATGTAATTAACAAGAGAGCTTACTGCTTGTGGTGATGGGTTTTTAGCAAGATCTGTTAGCCTTTTTCCTAGCCCAAATGCCGCATCATCAGAAATATCAAACTGGCTGGAAAGCATCGCAACCGTGTTAATCAATGTCATGGTTGAGGAGTTAAATGCCGGGCCAAGCGATGTTGCTTTCTTAATCGCATCGTTGAAATTACCGGAACTAATCTCCATCGTATCCATTGCACCACCAAAAGCCTTAACGCTAGCCACACCACCATTAAGACTTCTCCACCAAGATGACTGATCATCAATAACGTTAGTGATAGCCTTGCCTGCATCCCTAACAGCTATCTCAAATTGCTGAACGGCATTATCTCTTAACTGAGTAGCTAAAGTGGCGTTTGTGACAGCCAGCCTGGCATAGTCATTAGATAGCGCTGCGACCCCCTGACTATTTATAACCACAACTTTATTTAAAGTTTCGGCCGCATTTTTCAATTGCTCCATTTCGTCTTTCGTACTGCCTAATGCAGTCGATAGCGATCCAACCAATACGGAACCTAAAGCGATAACCGCCCCAACCACTGCGCCGCCGGGGCCAAACGCACCCGCGAGCTGCGAACCTTGCTGACTGAATGCCACAAGAGCTGACTGACCACCCTGAACCTGGACAATAAAATCTTGAATCTGATAACCTGCCTGTTGCATACCTGACCTCAATCCACCAGATACCGCGCCAGCAGTTTTCGTTACTGTTGTGTTTAGCTTTTCGGCTGACCTGTCTGCCTTTTTAAATCCAGACTCCATGTTGTCGGTAATGCGATCAACTTGCTTATTTGCTTTCAATAGCTGGTCTGTTTCAGCTTTTATAATTATTTCAATTTCACCAACCGTTGTAGCCATGTGATTTTCTCCAAGCGTAAAAAAACCGGCCGACAGCCGGTTTATTAATTAAAAACTTATCACTTACACCATCGTTCCTGTGATTTATTAAAATTATCAATAATCAGTGAAGTAAGATGCCGTGATTCATTGCTTCTAAATGAACCTGGGTGCCTTGACATTTTCAGGAAAGTAGATTCATCAGCATCGACATAAACAAATCTTGCACCTATTCTGCTGAGATCTGTTTCCCCAGAAACTATGCCGCACACTGCGTCTTTCCCTTCATGTCTAAAAATCTTAACATCGTGGAATTCTACGCCTTTACTGATATTGAAACTCCTATCACAAACTACCTTAGACGCTCCTTGAGAGATAGTCCCCGCAGACTCCATAAACCGCCAGTTTTCACATTCACCTGGTTTGTACTCCTTTGCCAAGGCGCTTTTGACTGAAGTCTTTGCCTCTGTTAATAGCGCGTCATCGCTTTTATTATCGCACCCTGGTAATAAAACACAGGCAAGCAATATAAGCGGTAACTTATTCACATTGCTGCCCCACGTTCTTTATGGATGGATATCTCGTTAAGATGTTCAACAACCCTAATGCCAAAATCAGTGATCGTGTATGGCTTGGTGAATATATTTATCATCTCAGAAAGATGTTTATGTGGATCGCTCAAAATTGGGTGTTCTGGTGAGTTTTTAGCATTGTAGTGAGACACGCCAACGAGAGCAAACGCCAACTCTTCAAATACAACACGCTTCGTTACTCCATCATATGTAACTTTATCATCGCCAGTTTTATGTTTAAGATAGCGTAAATAGGCAGCAGCAACTTCCTCTGCCAAGCGTTGCAATTGGTCTTGTTCCATGTTGCTTCTCCAGTTTTGGGTATTAAATGAATCCTACCACCAGTTGACGGACAGATCAGCATCCGCTATCTTGTTTTGCACGAGGCGTCGAAACCTCTTCTCAACGCGGCCAGAACCAACCCCGTTAGTGTTGGATTTTTTATGCCTGTCATTCAGTGGACGCACCGCGCGGACACACCCCGATCAAAGTCGGGAGGGCGACGAATACAACACCCGAAAGGGGAATAAGTCCGCGGTCTCGTTGAGCCGTTTCGAACCTCCCGGCACCACTCCGATAGTGGTAATTCGAAGAAATCAACGAGGTCATCATGACTAACCAAATCATCATCTCCGATATATCCATTCGTCAGGATTCTGAAGGTCGTTACAGCATCAACGACCTGCATAAAGCCTCTGGCTCAGAGCAAAAGGATAAGCCTGTTCACTGGCTCGCATTGCAGAAAACAACTGATTTGATTGAAACAATTGAAAAGGTAGGAAACCTTACCTTTCCCCCAATCCGCACCACGCGCGGTTGCAAGGGCGGAACCTACGTCTGCAAAGAGCTGGTTTACGCCTATGCCACATGGATCAGCGCTGAGTTCTTCCTTAAGGTCATCCGAGCCTACGACGCTCTCGTTTCTGGTGATACTGCAAAGGCTGTCGCTATTGCTAAAACAACCGTTGACGATCGCACGCCACTACGCAGCCTCGTTAATCGTATTATGGCGAAGTACGGAACCACTTATCAGTCAGTTTACAAGCTTGTTCATCGCGAGTTCGGCGTTCAACATATCGATGAATTATCACCAAAGCAGACTGTAGAAGCTATGGAGTATCTTGCGGCCAAAGCAATTGAAGGTGAATTCCTCGGCAAGCAGAAAACATTATCCACAACATCTTTGTCGGCACGAGAGGCTGATTATCTAATTTGGCTTTGGGATTATGCTAATCGCTCCCAGCACTTGTATCGAGAACTTTATCCATCAATGAAGCAAATAAGGTCTGAATTTGCGGGTAAATTTTACGATTATGGTAGTGAATTCTCGCCACTCATAAAAGAAGCAAGAAAAGTGTTAATAAGAATCACTCGCGATGTAGACATAAATGAACCAGGTGGACCTATGAATTTATCGGCTTGGATCAGGTTGAAAGATAATTCCATCCCGTCATCACTTAGATAAGATCGCAGGCACAAGGATGTGCCACTCCACCAGTTGACGGAGAGGTCAGCAGGAACGACAAAACCCGCAGTTAAGCGGGTTTGGGTTATAGCTTTGCTAAAGGGTGGTGCTACTTTCTGGAAAGGATCTTTCTCAGCCGCCTTTCACATCTCGCCTGTGCATCCCAGTAACGCTGGATTGGCTTGTTGATGTAGTGGATAGCTACGTCATCACGATCCACCTTCGTAACCGGTCGTGTCTCAATACCTGCGCGACAGAACATCCGCTGGGTCATAAAATGAGCAAGCCGCTTAATTGCTGTGTTTCGACTAAAACAGCGGAACGTCTTGCCATGATTAGAAACCACGTACACCGGGGCGCTTACTCGCTGTAAAGCCTGCATCAGAACATCCCCTTTATGTCGATTTGGTTAACTGCCTTCCATGCCTCTGCGGGCCATGATTTTACACTACCGTAGGTCGCATCCGGTACGTCTTTAGGCTCCATGCCATTAGCGGCACACCATTTCTTCAACGGCCAGTGGCTGAATGACTTACCAGTTACTCGCTGCACTGCTTTAATAGTCGCGTGTTTTTTGCATTCACCCAATTTCTCAGCCAAAGCATTCGCCTTACGTTTCTCCGCAGAGGCGGTCGCCATAGCAGTAGCTTCCCGCTTCTCAGAGATCCAAAGCTTCTCTTTCACTGCCCGGTCACGCTGTTCGGTGATAACCCGGTTTTCCTTCACCTTTGCCAGCAGGTCTTCTAAAGCCGCTTCGTAGGTAAGTGGGATGCCGACAGCCGTGGCTGGACGGAAGTACGAATCCTCCAGGCGCTCAAAGAAAGACCACGCCTCGTCAGTATCGACAATTTTTGACATGCGAGCCGCGCCTTTTTCTGTCCAGAGCGTCACAGAGCGCGCTTTGTTTGAAATTTGTGCGTGACTATTAGTCACTCGCAAACTCTTCAGCTCTCCTCCTTTAACAGTGAAAATATGGATCCCCTCAATAAATCGGGAATTGTTACGAGAGTGATTTTTACGGATATTGGACTCATCCGTTCCGTATCCTTTGGCAAGAGTATCAGTCGTGACGACCCTCACTCCTTCCCACACGATTACAGGGCAATCGAGGGGATCGACAACCGCATTTAACGGTGCTACATTTACAGCAGTTGATGAAGATTGTTGCATGTAAGACTCCAATCAGTAGTTAATGTAAGCCGCCAGCAGCCACTGGCGGTTTTTCTTTGGTTAATCAGTGCCTCCTGGCAATTAACTCGTTAAGGTTATATTCCTCAAACTGACTCAGCATCAACACGCCTTCCTGCTCTTGTGCCTTTAACTCAAGCAACGCGCGATCCATTTCTGCAATAAGCGGCTCAAAATCACCGCGGCGGCGGACGACACGGCGAATAACGTCTTTCTCGAACGCATATACAGCGCTATTAAATGCCGATGTGATTTTCATGATGCGGCGGCACTCCTCACCCAAAACAGGTAAATCGTCCACAGTAAATGGCTGCGGCGATGGTCTGCCGGTAGCTGCGCGTAATGCATACCAGACACCATTGCTCCATGACTGCTTTAATCTCATGCTGTCTGTCATCAGCCAAATAAGACGTTTGAGATTGTTCATATCATTAGGTGTCAACGGATCTGCCGCTGGCTGACGCTCATAACGCCCGGATTTGCGGATCGTAGGAAGAACGTCATTGAATACCCAATCCTGAAATTGTTTGGCTTCCTGTTTGTTACTGCGGAAAATGACGCGGTAGAGATTTGGTTCGTTGACGTAAACTAACTGCTGTTTGCCGCCATCTGTAAGGGTGTAGATTTTATCTACCCCCTCTTTATCGAGCTGCTTCGCCATCAAATCGCGAGGGTTAGCAATGCACAGCACACCGCAAACATCTTTCAGGCAGAACCACGGTTCACCGTCGATTACCTGAATTCGTACATCATGAGTTTCATGGAAATTAAATGTTACTGCCGCAACAACAGTATTTTCGTTCTTCGATAATTTTGATATACTTTTCATGTCAATATTTCCGTCGTAGGATTTGTTCGATACCGAAGCCCTGACTGTTAGCGCAGTCGGGGCTTCAACGTTTTCATGCTTGAGCATTTTTTTCACCCGCCAACCCGTACACCTTTCTCAACTGGTAAATCAGCTCAGTATTGAACTGCCGGCACTCATCACCGCCATTCTTCTCGATTGCTTTGCGCACGTCCTCTGGGAATCGAACCTTACGTTGGTACATATCTTTTGCTTTTTCCATTTCACCCTCCAATCACTGCCCCACCGTGAGGCACTCAACAAGTGTCACACCGTGCGTCATTGCTGTCAACCCCACGGTGGGGCATAATTTACTTATTGTGAATTTTTGCAGGAAGAACACGTAATATGAGCAGAGAAGATCCGCAGTTGCGTATAAGACTTCCAATTGAATTAAAAGAAAAAATTGAAAATTTCGCTAAGAGTAATGGCCGTTCAATGAACGCTGAGATAGTTCAAAGGCTAGAAGGGAGTTTTGTTGGAGAAATCCCTGCTGATAAACAGATATCGGCTAAAGAGGCTGTGGCAATCATCCAAAAAGCCAAAGAAGAAGTGTCCAGAATCATTTTCAAGAGAACATTTGCTGAAATAAGTAAAAAGATAAAGCTCGGTCACTCTAGTTTCAGCATTGAACTCGACGATTTAGATCTTGAGGGCCTAAACGAAGATGATTACATTTCCGTTTTCCAGCCAACATTCAATCGCTTGAAAGAATTGGGTTATCACGTTCCGATGGAAGCTTGGGATGTCACTGGCTTCATCATAGATATCCCCGAATAGGCTTAAAATATAAGCCCACCTGAGTGGGCTGTACGCACCATTCATCACGCTGCCGCATAAAGAAGCTTCATCTGCCCTTTGACGGGGAATGCTGCCATGCAACGGGATTCGAAGTCTCGATAGTCGGAACAACCGTTAGCAATGCTGGTCACAGCAATAATCTGATTCTCAACCAGTTTAAGTGCGTCTGGTTTTAGGTGTTGGTGGATTTTCTCACCGACCGCCAGTCGTGCTTTTACATCCGCGTAGACTTCAGCAGGCAGGACCGGCCCGTAAATCCACTTAGCGCTAATAAGGCTGAATAACATTGGTTTTCGATCATTTCTATGGCGGGGAAGCCCGGG